CATTGATTTACCTCACTACTCTAAATTCATATCCGTCATCATAGAAGTTTATTTGTTCATCTGTGGTTCCACTACCACTAACTACTTTAATACCAAAACGATAATTTCTTTCTGATTGAAATCCGTTCATCCATAGATTAAAATAATTACCTGTGGAATCACAACTAATTTTTGAACCTGTTCCAAATGGAATAATTACTTCTTCAGTATCTGCGTCTTTTACTTGATAGTATGCAGATGCGCTCGGTAAGTATTTTACCGTAAGCTCTGCTGGTGTAGTTGCAAACGCAGTTGTCGGGTATAATTCTCTACCCACTACTCTAAATTTAACGATTGAATTTTCTTTATATTCTTCTCTTAGATTTTTAAAATAAACTTTTAGATTTTCTAAATTTGTTGATGTCAATGGTGATAAACTACCTGTTGACCAAGAACTATCGTCCCACATTACTTCCAACTTCGGTGGATAGATTGTGTGGGTTTCGGTTGAGAAGAATTTTAAGTTCCCTAACCTTGTTGAACTACTTTCATCTTTGGTTGTATCACTGCCTGGATTAAATGAAAAGTCTCTTGAACCTGTGTATAAAGATTCTCTTTTAATTATAAATCCTTGATTAGGAAATAATGATGAAGAATAAATATGATTCTTAACTAAATCTGTTACATCTATTCTAACATCTCGTGTTGCTTTGGTCATACTAAATGATGAACTAACTGAATATTGTCCACCTTGACTTCCTGTCCACCAAGCACCTCCGTCAGTCAATACTGAACCCGTAACCCAAGGTGTTTGAGAATCTTGGTTTCTATATTTATAACTTACTCCATCAGTAGTTGTTGGATTATCATCAAGTTTTCCATTACCTTCTGTCCAACTACTACCACTTACCATATAAGCAAATAGACTTTGGTTTCTCAATAGTTCAGTTGAACCAGCATCATACAAATTTAAATAATACTTTGCAGTAGAAGGAATTTTACCAGATTGTATTGATGATGAAATATCTGTATAATCAAATTGTATCAATACTCTGGAAACATTTTGAACACTTCCATTTTCTGCAACCACTTTGTTTACTTCAAGTATTTCATCTGCTCCGGTATTAATAGATGATGTTGTACCACCTGAATAAATCGTTGCGTCTTTATCTCCGAATATAAAATAATGCATTAAATCTCTCCTACTACATTTCCTAATATATCTTGATTAGGAAATTTCACTTCAAAGATACTTGGGTCTAATGAAGGATATACAACACCATTTCTTGTTGCTGTTTGTACATCATATACATTTCCACTATATCCTTGTGATGTGGTTGCTTTGTTTTCAATTACAATTAGTTGATTGTTTGGATTATTACTTCTCGGTGGAACAACACTTGCTACTCCGTCCACCAATGATATTTGATAAGCAATATCACTTAATACGATTGGTTGATTAATTTGCCATTTAGACACATCAAAGTGTTTCTTAACTGCTTGAACACAATTAAACAATACTTGACTTTGGTTGTATCCTCTTTGTTTGATAATTGCAAATCTAACACCAATATTAATTACATAAGCATTTTTTAGATTAATCGCATCTGTTAAAATTCTGTATTGTGATAAATACATTTTTAAATTTTGTTTTACTGCATTGTTTACTGATGTTAATTTTCTATCTTCATCATAACCGAGTAAGTACATATTCATAGCAAAAGGATTTGGGATTGTTGCTATTTCTCCATCATCATTAGTTTCGTATTGTTCATCTTGAACGATATATGCTTTTGCAATATTACCATATTTTTGTGGTAATGAATATACTCTTGTTAAATAATCTTGTCTGGTTACTGCTCGGTTTTGTGTATTTAAATTTGCTAATGCATTTTGTTTTATTTCTGTTAGTGTTTCTTTTGATGCTCCACCAGTTGCAGGTAAAATATTATTAAAAGATAAACTATCTTCTGCTGTTTGAACTTTTGTAGAATCTAAGTTACCACTATCAATTGTAAAAGTAATGTTCTTACCTGATGTGATTGAGTTTGCCCTGACATTGTGTTCAACTGCTCCACCATAACGATAAGTAACGGTTAGTGTTGTGTTGGCTGGTGCCAACCCATAAGCTTTTGTTTTCATAAAATTACTTGGGTCAAATGACTCATCTAATTTAGAAACACCAAATCCCAATGCTGAACCAACATTATCTGGATTTGGAATAATTACTTCGTCTGGATTATCACTAACACCTGCACCAAATCTAACTTCTGTTCTATCATTTTCGTTAACTCTGGTGATAAATCTTCTTGGTGTTTTTACTAATCTCAACATATAAGGTGTATCATTTTGATACTGAGAATATGTTGGGTCATTTAATGAAGTGTTTTCTATTGATTCAAAAATTGTATCTTGTGCTAAGAAAGGAACTTCATACCAAGTATTATTATTGGAATCAACTATGGAAACTATTTCACTAATTCCTGTATTTGCTAAAGTAATTTTATCAAATTTTTTAGCAGAACCAAATGTAAAGGTTTGTGAAGTTGTTGTTCCTGATTTTGCTAATACTCTTTTCTTTAATAAAAAGTCTGTTGGGACAACTCCTGAACTTGGTGTTACCATTTCGATTTCCATTGGGTCAAGTGAACTCGACACTCTAAAATCTACTTCATCTACTAATGTAAAGTCAACTCCTGAATCTGATGTAACGATTCCATTAGATGATATAACACCGGCATAATCTAAATCTGCTACATATCCACCACTCCCGTCTGACTTAGCAGGAACGGTTTGAGTAACTTCTAATTCTACTGATGCCGGAACTGCTGTTTTTGGTTTGTATCCGTAAGATTGTGCAATATTATAAACATTTTTCTTTTCTTCTGCGTAGTTCAATAAAGTTTCTCTATATTGATTGTCAACATAATAATTCAATACATCTCCAACATAAGATGCCATTTCTATAAACATCATACCTGGTGATGATTCATTGAAGTCATTATATTGTGAAGGAAAATAAGTTTTGGCAAACTCAATAAGATTTTGTCTAATTGAAGAAAAATCTCTACCGAGATAATTTATATCTTTTTTAACTACTTTTTTATTTGTGTTGTAATCAACTGCCATTTTATTCTCCTACTTCAAAAGTAAATGTGATTGTATCAAGTGCGTCGGGTTCAAGTGTTGTTGAATATTCTAATGATATTAAAACTTGATTAGGGTTTCTATCATCTTGAACCGCAACTAAATTATTTACATTAACATAAGGTAACCAAGTAGATAAAGAACTTCTAATATCATTTTCGATACTTTCTAAGTTTGTTGGTGTTATTTGTTCGAATAAAAGACTTTTCAAATTAGAACCGAAGTTCGGTTGAAATAATCTTTCACCTCTTTCTGTTAATAATAAATTTCTTATATTAGATTTTACTTGTTGTCTTATAGTTTTTGTTTTACGAAAAAACCCTTGAACACTATAATCTAAAGGAAATTCAATACCAACATAAATGTCGTCATCTCTATCTATTTCTCTAACATTTGCCATTATGGTCTAAAGTTCTCACCTTTTTTCTTATTATTGATTGCTTTCATCAAACCAGAATAATCACGAGTTAGTGCGTTTACTACATCTTCTGGAACTGAATCAACATTGACTCCTTGTTTCTTAATAGTTTGAACTGCTCCGACTTCTCGTGCCTTTTCTTTATTCTGACCTCTACCCAAATCTCCATATCCTAAAACTTCTGCCATATTGTCACTACCTAATACTCCACCACCCAATGTAGGCCATTCTTCATCTCGTGATTTACCTAATGGGTTCGTGTTGTTCAATACTTCATTTAACGCTTGGTTTTTCGTGTATTGTTTTTTAGGTTTTTGTTTTACTTCTGGTTTTGGTTTAGAAATTACTTCTGATAAACTAATTTCTTTTTTGTCATTAATAAATATCTCACTAAGTTGTTTTTTGATTTCTTTACGAACAACTAATTCGATTATTTTTACTAATTCGTTTTTCTTCATTACTACTCCTATTTCAACTTTACTATATTGCTTAAAATACTATCGTTAATTAAATTTTTTAGTTTACCTGCAAATGGTGTTGGTAGTGTTGTTTGTCCAGCACCAATGTTAGTATTTTCAATTACATCTAAAATATCTTCTAATAATTTTTTTAATGAATTACCAAGAACTCCTGGTTCTAAATTTTCATCATCACCTAAATTGATACTCGGTGAGTATATGTTAAATTCTTCTTTTCCGTGAAACACAATTCTATCTGATTGTAATGTAATCTGTGGTTTGTCTTTTGGACTAATCACTTTTTTCTCATTAAAAGTAAATTCTATTTCTTCGTTGGTTGTTAAATAAATAGAATTTTTTTCAGTATCTAAAGTTTCTTTATAAAAAGTATCTTCTTCCTTTAAGTTGGTTGTATTGATACCAGCAACAATTTTTACATTTGGTGAATCAACATATTTCTTTGAATCATCTTCTAAATTATTTTCAAAATAATCTTGTGATTGATTACTACCCAAACGAATTGAGTTTCCAAACCTACCTTGTAAAATTGTATCACCTTCACGAGCGATTAACTTTCTACTTCCGTTTGGATTTATAGTAAAGTATTTTCCTAATTTAAAATTCTCATTTGGTTTTGAAGAATAAGAACTTATATTAGGTCTGGTGTTTGCTATCGGTGAATTATTAACATTCAACTTAGACATATAATAATACTTACCTAAAAATTCAGTTCCCAACACCACTTCACCTCTAACTGGTATTTGTAAATTATTTGCGTCTAAAGGATAAAATACAAATGTTTGTTCTATTGGTCTGTTTTGTTGTGATACAATAAACCTACCACTAACCGCAGTTGTGTTAGAATCATTAACATCAGTTAATACATCTAAAACCTCTAAAGGTTCAAAATTTAACATTAGTTTCCCTTGTTGATAGAATTTTCTATTTCGTCTTTTTTGATTTGTAACTCTTGAACATCAGACTCAATAGCATTCATTAATTGTTCTTTTTCTGCTTCTGTTAAACCAAATTCATCACCTGAATCTGTGACTCTTTTTTCTGATGCCATAATTCTTTGAACGACCGTTGCTAATTTAACAAGTTGTTCGTCGTTCTTCACATTGATTTCTAAATACTCTTTGAGCATAGGAATAATCTGAACGGCAGTATCTCCGTCTTTAATAAACCCTACCACTTCTTTCATCAAGACTTCTAATTGTTTCTT